GAGAAGATATTATCGAGAGTTTCAATAAAGCTTACGCGCAGCTAGAGTCTGTCCTCTACAAAGTCGAAGGTAATCCTGATGTCTCTCGTCAGGTAGATGCTCTGTTAGCTGAGGTAGACGCGCTTGCGACTCAGTTTGAGGAGGCCGAATACGCAGCAGATGTCTACGCACACGATTAAAGACCATTACACTGACGAATTCTTAGAATCCCTCTACTCAAAAATCTGCCTCGCCCACGCTTTCGTGAGCGGGGCAGAAAAACAAATGAACGCATGCGACGCACCGATCGATGATCTCTATGAGCACGTTGAACTTGTCTTTGCCGAGATCGACGACCTCTTTGACCGCATGTGCAAACTGACCGACCGGGTGCGCGTAACGCCACCTGATGATGATAAAAGGAGTACGAATGCCGCATACAAAATTGACCCCGCTAGCCCTTGACATTCTCGCAGACCGCTATCTGTGGAAGAACGACAGGGGCGAAGTTATTGAAACACCTGACGAGATGTTCCACAGAGTCGCGCACTGTGTCGCACAGGCCGAGCCGGAACATCAGCGTAGCTATTGGGAAAACGAGTTCTACAAACTCATGTCTTCCCTCGACTTTCTCCCCAACTCCCCCACCCTTATGAACGCAGGAAGGCCTTATCCTCATGGTCAGCTTTCGGCATGTTTTGTGATTGGTATTGAGGACAGCATGGAGTCCATCTGTGAGGCCCTCAGGAAACAGATGCTGATCCACAAGTCAGGCGGTGGTACAGGCTTTAATTTCTCTGCTCTCCGTCCCGAAGGTGGACAGGTAAACAGCACCAATGGTCGTGCCTCTGGCCCTGTCTCTTTCATGCGCCTCTTCGACCTGTCCACTGACATCGTTCAGCAGGGCGGCATGAGACGAGGGGCGAACATGGCAATCCTCGACTGTGACCATCCTGATATTCGCAAGTTCATCCACTGCAAGGACAAAGATGGCGAAATCCACAACTTCAACCTCAGCGTAGGCCTGACCAACGAATTCATGTCAAAGGCAGTAGACCCCACAACCAAGGAACACGCCCTCCTTATGGAGATCGCTGAAAGCGCGTGGAAGACAGGCGACCCCGGTGTCATTTTTCTTGATGCTTTGGAAGCAGACAACCCCACGCCAGAGCTTGGCACACTCAATGCCACAAATCCATGTGGTGAGCAACCCCTGCTGCCGAACGAAGCATGTAATTTAGGATCCATCAACCTCGTCAACATGCTTGATGACGATTACATGTTTGACTGGGACAAGTTCAAAGTCACTATCGTCACCGCTGTCCGCTTCCTCCGTGACGTGATCGAAGTCAATCAGTATCCGCTTCCAGAGATCGCAGAAGCTGTTAAGCGGACTAAAAAAATCGGACTCGGCATCATGGGATATGCTCACATGCTCTATTACAAGGGCATCCCCTATGACAGTGATGAAGCTCTGAATCTGCTTGACACCGTCATGAGTACCCTCAAATCCATTGCCAAACAAGCCGCAGGCCCAGAGAACAAAGCCCTTACTTGCATCGCCCCTACCGGCACTCTCAGCCTTATCGCGGGCGTCAGTTCCGGCATCGAGCCGGTTTTCAGCCTGCACCACACACGCACATATACGGACAACTACGGCAATCCTCACACCGAAGACATTTACGACCCTGTGTATCAGGAGTGCGTAGAAAAAGGCATTCACGATCACCTCTCCCCCGAAGAGCAGGACCGAATCTTCGCCACCGCCTACACCGTCTCACCAGAATGGCACGTCGATACACAGGCCGTCGCACAGGAATACAGCGATGCGGGCGTCAGCAAGACGGTCAACATGCGCAACACCGCTACTGTCGAAGATGTCTATAATGTCTATGTTCGTGCGTGGGTGAAAGGCTGTAAAGGAACAACGATTTATCGCGATGGCAGTAAGTTCAGCCAGGTGCTGAAATGTCCTGAATGCGAAACGTTTTAAAATCAAACAACACCATAGCGAGAGAACAAAACCTATATAGAAAGGAGTGTGCTGCCTTTGTGTTGGGGTTCACCCAAGCAGCCGACTTACTCTACCCCGCCTGCTCCGGAGCCGACGCCTGAGTCCACTCAGCGGGTTCTTGAAAGCGATATGCACAAGAGTGCCGGCGCTTATAACAAAATGCGCAAGGGACTGACAGCAAAGCGTACCGACTTGAATGTCGCTGCTGTCGGCAATAGCGGTACAGGTCTGAATGTCCCAGTCTAATAAATACGCAGATACGTTTGTACACGGCTCTCATGAAACTCTTGAGAGCCGTTACAATTTTCTTACTGGTTATCGTGAAAACTACTGTCATCGTGCGGAAGAATGTTCACGTTTGACAGACCCCTATCTGTTCCCGCCTCAGGATCAGAACGGTGAAAAGCTTGAATCACCCTGGCAGAGTGCCGGAGCAGAAGGAGTGACATCACTGTCTTCACGTATCCTGTCTATCATCCTTCCTCCCAACAGACCTCCCTTCAGGCTGCGTGTGGAGAAAAATCCTGCAAGTCCTGAAGAGAAAAAGCAGTGGCAGAAAATAGAAGCAACGCTTGCCCAGATTGAAAAGATGGTCACAGCTCATATCGAGTCTCTCGGTGATCGTGTCGTTCTGGCTGAAGTGATTCCTCATCTTCTTGTTACTGGTAACGCACTGCTGCATGTCAGACCTGACGGAATGAAGATGTACTCCCTTCGGGATTATGTCGTTAGACGGAATCCGAGAGGAGAAACAGTCGAGATCATCGTTTGCGAAAAGATCGACCCTCGTTTTCTTTCACCTGAAGACCAGGAACGTGTTGGCAAGATCCAGCCCGAAGAGCGGGACAAGCCTCGTTCCCGTGACAACTACTACAAGCTGTACACGCAGATCCGGAGAAAACCCGGTGGAGGTTGGACAGTCCGGCAGGAATGCAAAACAATGTGGATCGGACGCGAACGCTCGTATCCCGATGACGCATGCCCTTGGCTTGCTTTGCGCATGTACCGTGTCAACGGCGAAGATTACGGACGAGGTTATACAGAAAAGTATCTTGGAGACCATAAAGCACTCGATGCCCTGATGCATGCCCTGATTGACGGAGCTGCTGCTGCGGCAAAGGTAAACTTTCTGGTCAATCCTAACGGTACTGTTAAACCCAAACAGCTTCAGAAAGCCCCCAACCTTGGCATCCTTGCAGGTAAAGCTGATGAAGTCACTGTTCTTCAGGTACAGAAGACAAATGACTTTAAGACAGCGGCAGAGATGGTCAAAGACCTTACTCAGCGTTTGTCCCGGGCATATCTGCTCAACTCCGCGATTCAGCGCGATGCTGAACGTGTCACAGCAGAAGAGATCCGTTATATGGCACAGGAACTTGAGTCAGCTCTAGGAGGCATGTACTCCATCCTCGCTGCCGAATTCCAGAGACCTTATATTAAACTTCGTATGTACTACATGAAGAAGACGGATCTTCTGCCTGACCTTGGAGACGAGGTCGATGTAGAGATCGTAACTGGTATCGATGCTCTCGGAAGAGGACAGGATACCAATCGTCTTACTCAGTTTATCGATGTCTGTGCCAAGACTCTTGGAGAGGCATCGTTTCAGTATCTGAATGTAAGTGCGTTTATGACGGCATTGGCATCATCGATTGGTATCGATGACACATCTCTGCTCAAAACAGATGAGCAGATTAAACAGGAACAGGAACAGCAGCAGCAGACGCAGTTGCTCGACCGTGTTGCACCGAATGCGGTTAATCAGCTCGGAAACCTCATGGGGAAAGGCATTGAAGCCCAACAGGCAGCAGCCGCTCCCACGTCGTCCGGGCAGTAAAGGAGAGAACTTATCATGGCTAAGAATACGAAAGAAGCGCCTGGTACTATTACTGCCAATATGGCCAATCTGGCGCAGCAGCCCTACACCGTTCCGTGTTATGCTAAAACTGATGACATGGGCGGCGGTATCACGAGAACCACGTTTTACGCTAAAAAGGATAAGTAATAATGGAACAGACATTTGAAGTAACTGTTGACGAACAGAACGGTGAACAGTCCGTTCAAGACGTTACGCCGCAGCCTGTCGAGAATCCTACCCAGCCCCCTGAAGATTATGTGGAGGATGACCCTGTAGGGACTCCCCCTGAATATGAGGAGACTGAAGAGGAACAGGAGGGTGAGGAACAGGAAGACCCTGATGCCCTCACCGATGAGATCGAAGATAACGCTAAAGAAGCAGACAACGTAGCAGCTTTCCTTTCGGAAAAAGGACTTAATTATGATGTCATGCTCAAGGAGTACACTGAGAACGGCGAACTGTCTGACGAAAGCTACGCCAAGCTCAAAGAAGCAGGCATGCCCCGCAGTATGGTCGATTCCTACTGTGCCGGACAGGTCGCTCTTTATGAACGCTGGTGCGACCATGTGAAAGGCTACGCAGGCGGTGAAGAGAATTATGCCGTCCTTATGCAGTACGCTGCGCAGACCATGACTCCGAGAGAAAAGACCGCTTACGACCAGGCAGTGAATTCTGGTGACGCAGATCGTGCCAGGATCGCTGTTGAGGCGCTTCTTTATCGGTATCAGCAGGATAATCCCTATCCTGAAGAAGCAGACTATGAAGGATATTCAGGTACGAGAGAACCCCCTATTCAGGGCTTTAGTTCCCCGGAAGAAGCGTATGCGATGCAGGAAGATCCCCGCATGTATACCGACCCTGCCTTCGCGAGGCAGTTTAATCAGCGTCTTATGAAGACGCCGTTCCTTGTGAACAACTAATTTTATTATTAAAGGAGTTTGATATTTATACCTAATCTTGTACAGCCCTCTATTTATAATCATCAGCTTGTGACTGCCGGTATGGCATGGCTTGGCGCTAACAACGGAGCTATCCCTACCGATTGGGATACCCCTGAAGCCAAGGCGCTCTTCATCACTAATTACAAGCTTGACATCATGAAGGCGTTTGACCGCAAGTGCATTTTCCGTGATCTGCACCGAGTCCACACCATCACGCACGGCAACAGCTCCACCTTCTACTACACCGGCACTGCCTGTGCTCATTACCACGAGAAAGGACGCATGATCCTCGGCAGCAACAACCCGCCGATCTCGAAGACTGTCATCAACGTCGATGGCCTTCTGATTGCCGACCTGATGATCGATGACCTTGAGGACGCCATGCTCCACCTTGACGTTCGTCAGGAGTTCTCACATCAGCAGGGCGAGGCCCTTGCCAACGCAATGGACGAGCGTATTGCCCGTCTGTTCTATCTTGCAGCTCGTTCCGGCCCCAAGAACCTCGATCACCCCGGCGGTTCTGTGATTTCTGCCGCCAATGCTTCCACTGACGGCGAGCGCCTGGCTGACTGCATCTTCGCCGCTGCTCAGACCCTTGACGAAAAGGATGCCCCTGAGAGCGACCGCTTTATCGTCGTTAAGCCTGCCCAGTACTACATGCTGACCAAGGTGAAAGACCTCATCAACCGCGATTACGGCGGTTCGGGAAGCATCAAGAACGTGCAGCTCGACAGCATTGCCAATATGCCGATCAAGAAGAGCATGAACCTGCCCAACGGCCTCAACATCACCCAGCGCATCAAGGGCGAGAACAACGACTACACGGGCGACTTCACCAACTCTGTTGCTATCGTCGCTCATCGCGGCGCTGTTGGCACCGTCAAGCTCAAGGACGTTAGTGTGAAAATGTCCGGCAGTGAAGTCCGCATTCTTTTCGAAGGCCAGCTCATCACTGCGTCCTATGCTATGGGACACGGCGTTCTTGATCCTCGTCTTGCTATCGAGATCGCGAACGGCACTGGCACTACGCCTACCGTCACTTCTGAGACCACTCCGAGCAACATGTAAAACCTTAGTTAAGGCGGTACTTTTTACAATTTTGTCAAAAAGTACCGCCTTAACTCTTTACTTTTACGAAAGGAGAACTTAGAATAGTGGCACGTAAAAACGTAATTGCCCTGCTTGACAATCAGCCTGAACTTGGCCGAGGCTTTAAAGCGCAGATGGCCCGTCGTCGTCCTGTGTCTCGTTCTGAGTACCGCAACGCACAGCGTGTTACGGGAAAGAAAGATGTAGACCTTGCAGATGCTCGCGACATTCGTGCAAAAGGCATCAAGGCCCCTGCTGCTCCAAGCAGACCTAGGAGAAGTCGTAAGACCAAAACGGCCCCTCCTGCTCCTAAGAAGAAAGTTCCCACGCCTCAGTACCCTACCGCAAACGCTCGCCCTGTTGATGATGACCCCACTAAGGCGCATCCTCGCACTGGCGGCAAGGTAGGTGAAGCGCCCAAGCCCCGTGCTGAGTTCAACCCCGACCGCACGCCTCCCCCTCTTGGTGGATTCAGGCAGAAGGTTAAGGTCGACGAGCACGGCGGTGTAAGCGCAAATGAGACCCCGAAGCCTCAGACTAAAGCTCCCGTTTCTCCTCCGCAGCCTAAGTTCAATGCCCGCGAGTTTGCCAAAGGTGCGGCAAAAGATAGATGGGCTAATAGAAATATGCCTGGTACGCCGCTAAGACCTAGCGAATCGTTAACGCTTGCTGCGGGTGCTGCCGGAGCTAAAGGAGCGTGGAACACCATGTTTGGCTCCGGCGGTAAAGGTGGCATGCATAGAGAAGTCATTCATACTGGGAGCAATGCCGGTAAGCGGGTACTTGAACGTGTAACACCGCAGAATCTTTTCTTGAAGAAAAATCCGAGTGGCGCTGGTCTCAGCGGTTCTCAGAGCACAAATGTAACACGCCTCAGAAAAGCAGCTCGTAAGGGCTTTAAGGCCGGTAAATTTGGTACTGCGGCTCTTGGAGCACTTATTGATGTAATTGGTGACGCTAAACCCGCTTATTAAAGAGGTGAATCAACGTGGTATACGCAATCATTGTTCTCGCTCTTGTTGTTTCAATCTTAAATTATAGTGTAGATCACAAATCTCTTGACACTATTTTAGCTGAAACAAAACCGAATCCAGAGGACATTAAGACAATGGGATACGAACGAGCTATGGAGTGTGCTCGTGATTTTGCAACATATTTTTATAAATATGAGCACAATCAACTGTCTCCGAACGATACCACGTTTGATGATTTAATGTTGCAGTATTACCCAGACCAAGCCTAAAACAAAAACACAAATCCCCTCTGTCTCTCTACAGGCAGAGGGGATTTTTTGTATTCTAACACAGGAGGCCCATGACAACTCACCTTGTAAAGACTAACCCCGGTGGTGGTGCTTGGACTGACGAAGCGAAGGAAGACCAGTATAAAAAAGGACTTGATGTCTTGAAAAATGTTATGCTTTATGGGCCACCTTTGAGCGGTGCTGCTCTTGCCGGACACTATGCAGGACATTATATAAGACATAACACTAAATGGGGAAAAGCACTTCGCCGTCGTAAGCACTTGCGCGATCTACAACGTAATTCTCCATTACCTTAAAGAAAGGACCCTATGCCACACTCACTCACCGAACTCGACGCCATCAATCTTATGCTAGAGACTATCGGAGCCGCGCCCGTCAACCGTCTCACAGGCGTTCAGAACGAAGATGTGCTCATTGCGCGGCAAATCCTTACCCAGGTATCTCGTGAAGTCCAAACCGAAGAATGGGACTTCAACAGTGAAGATGACTACCCCTTCACACCTGATGAAGAAGGAATCATTCACGTTCCTGACAACATCATTCGCATCGTCCCAACAAACAACCACACAACGCCCTTCTGGGGGCCTACAGACGTAGTAATTCGTGGGAAGAAGCTCTACGATAGGGCGAATCATACTTTCATCTTCTCAAGACCTTTCACGGCTGATATAGCCCTGTTCCTCGACTTTGACGAACTTCCCTACGAAGCAAAGCAGTACATCCTCATTCGCGCCTGCCGCAAGTTTGATGTCGTCAGTTCAGGCGACACTGACCGTGAGAAATGGACTGCGCAGGACGAGCTTAGAGCGCGAGCTGATCTCCTTGCTGCCGATACCAGACAGGCAAATTCTCATATCGGCTATATGGTCTCTATTGACCCGCTTATTCAGGTACAGTTCTCCCGATGACCGTAATGATTAAGAACATCCCCAATCTTATTGGGGGCATCTCCAGACAACCGCCTGAAACTCGTCTGACAAATCAGTGTGAAGATCAAATGAATTTTATCTGTTCGCCTGCTCTTGGGCTGACAGTACGACCCTCTTTGAAATTTCGCTCCTCGTCGTCTTACAGCGACGATGGAGCATTTTTTATCCTCGACCGTGATGAGAACACTCAGCATAATATCTGGATTAGTGAATCTGGCATCCGTGTCGAGGATTTAGAAGGAAACGTCAAGGACGTTCAGGACATTGATAACGCCCTTGCTTATCTTGCTCTCCCTGACGGTAAAACGCCGAGAGACAATTATCGCATCCTGCCTGTCGCTGACTACTGCTACATTGTCAACCGTACTAAGACCGCACAGATCGACCCTGACAGCCTTACGCCCCGCAAGAATCAGGCGCTAATCCATATCAAACAAGTCAATCACGGCACAACGTGGAGCTTGACCGTAGACGGTGTACAGGCTAGTTTCGGCTACTCCACCGATACATCGAAATCCGTATCCACTCAAGAAGTAGCTTCCAGTCTTACATCACAACTCTTATCGAATAGTACAATCGCGGCTAATTTTAATATCATCACAGCGTCTTCGGTGATCTACATTACCCGTAAAGATGGTGACAAGTTCAATGTCGGTCTTGCCGATACCAAAGGCAACACCTATTCCAGTCTGACAACTTACAAAATCAAGGAATTTACCGATCTTCCTACCATCGCCGTTGACGGTATGATCTGCATGATCTCAGGTGCAAACGGCTCTACTGCTGATGACTACTACGTGCGATTCAGGGGTACAGGCGAAACTTCACCATATTCGTGGGTTAACACCAATGATGAAGTCGAGTCTCATGAGATCGTCGGTTACTTTGACCCCGCAAAGATCAACAGCTACACGCCGATCAAGGCGGGAACAAAAGTCTCCTGCACCAATGTCCCCTCATTCCAGACGACAGTGAAGAACGTCTCTTACGGACGCTGGACGATCATCACCTTTGCAGACCGCTTCCCCTCCAATCCAGGCAACCTGACCTATGCAGTGACAAACAACACAGAAACAGGCCAGCTTGTAAAAGGCATCTGGGAAGAGTGCGCTGCACCCGATCAGCCTGTCAAATTCAACAACGCTACTATGCCTCATGTGCTGATTCATGACATGATTAACGATACATGGACATTTAGAGCTGTTGATTGGACAGAGCGTAAAGTCGGTGACGATGAGTCGGCTCCGTTCCCCTCGTTTGTGAACAAGCCCATCACCAATGCTTTCGTCTATCGAAACCGCATTGGTTTCATTGCAGGTGACAGCGTGAGCATGAGCGCAGCAGGAGATTTGGAGAACTTCTTCCCCGAAACTGTTCAGACTATGACTGATGCTGACCCCATCGATATGCACATCGCTGTCGATGATTATTCAGACATCCTTGCCACAACTACAGTACAGGACAATCTCATCTTCTGGTCGAAGAAGCGTCAGTACACTTTGACTACGCCTGAAGCACTCAGTCCTAAGACTGCGGCTATCCTGCCCACTACGGCCTATACCTGTTTGCCTGATGCAGGACTTCCCGTTATTGGTGCTCGCGTTTACTTTGTTGACACTGATAATCGTAACGATCAGCTTTACGAGTATGCGATCGATAACACCACAGCTACCAAGGAAGGTATCTGCATCACTTCTCATGTCCCCGACCTTGTAGAACATGAGAATCCTATCATCCTCACCGCTTCGCAGACCAGCTCAGTCATCGCCTTGTTCAGCAGCAAGACGCCGAACACCATCTGGCTCTACCAGTTCTATATTGCCGGACAGCAAAAGCTCCAGTCAGCTTGGAGCCGTCAGGTTATTGACGGTGAGATCAAGAACATGGCGTTCCGCAACTCGGTCTTGTGGCTTGAGATCGATCATAACGGTCAGCGCATCATAGCGACGATGGACTTCATGACGAAGCGTAGCAGGGATAAGCTGAACTACGTCCCGTCGCTCGATTACTATATCGAGTACGAGAATCCCGGTAAGACCGTCATTTTACCGTATATGCCCGCATTGCCCTCAAAAATGACTGTATTGGTGCCTAATGCATTAGGTGAGTATATTCCCCTGCCTCATGCAAAGTATGAGCTAGAAGGGGCTGTTTTAACCCTTCCTGACGATTTCAGCAAGGTATATGTCGGTCAGACATTCCACCGCTACTTTGAATTCAGTGAAGTTTGGTCTACCACGTCCAACTCCAATGACACACAGCTCTCACTTGCATCAGGCCGAGTGCAGCTCCAGCGGTGGGAACTTGACTTTACGGCAACAGGAACATTTCTGGTACAGGTGCATAACAAGATTTATGACACCGACTCAAATTACGTTTCTCAGCAGCAGGCCAAGCTCAGTTCAGGCATCTTCGGTTCGCCTGTCTTAAGAAGCGGCAAATTCACTGTCCCCTGTCGAGGTCGCAATAATGAAATCTCGGTGGCGATTCATTCTGACGACTGGCTCCCCATGACCGTACTCAGTGCCAACGTCTATCTCAACTATACCCGTCACCGCCGTACAATTTAAGCGAAAGGAGGCATCCTCACGTATTCCCGTGTAACCTATACTTCCACCGGGACCGTACAGGACTTCTCTGTACCCTTCCCGTTCATTGACCGCTCGCATATCCACGTCTGGGGCATCGACCCCGACACTCGAAAACGGACGGTCGAATATCCGATTTTTGAATGGATTAACACGTCCACACCCAAACTCAGACCCTACAACGTCCCTGCTCGCGGGCAGCAGCTTATGATCGAGCGAGTCACGCCCCGTGATCTGCCCTTGGTGGATTACGAAGACGGCTCTGTGATCGAAGCTGATGACCTTGATCTTGGTGTGCTTCAGAATCTTTACATCTGTGAAGAACTGCTTGACGAGCTTGAATGGACAGGCAATGAAGTATCGTTGCTCTGGAACGCCTATTCTCAGCTCAAAGCATATTACGAATCGTTCAGAGCAGAGAATACGTTTGAGCACGCACAGCTTAACAGCAAGATTGAGACCTATTACACCACACTGAACAATGCCATTGCTTCTCTTAGAGCAACCCTTGAAGACATCAATGACCAGATTCAGTGCGTGTATACCTGTGCTCAGAATACTTACATCATTGCTCATACCGTGCAGAACTGGTTGCATCGTTGGTATGACGAGTTCCTTCCCTATCTCCACAAACTGCTCTATGTAACCTGTATTGATGGACAAGACGCGACAATCTTTGATGAAGACTGTCGTATCATCATGGATGGTTGCTACAGCAGAGTTGATTTCAACAAGTCTTTGGTCTATGACGGTATGCATGCAGACAGTTCTGAATGGTTTTCGTGGACTCCAGAAGCACTGGAACTGATGAAAGCGTATCAACTCAGTTCTATTGCCCTGTCTCAAGCAGAGAGTGCTAAATACTGCTCTGACATTGCCATTCAGACTGCTCGTAATGCATGTGGTTGTGCTCACAAGTCCTATGAAGCGGCTGAGAAGTCCGTTGAAGCGTATAACGCTTTTGTAGACTTGCTTGACAATTATTGCGTTATGGACGGTGGTGCTGCGTCCGTCATCGTGACGTTACAGTTATGAGTTTTATTACACAGCTTGGTAATTGGTTACGTAAGATTTCAACCAGTGTCACATCTCTGTCTGTAAGTGGCAGAACCCTCACCTATACCAGACACAACAACGATAGCGTTACAATCCCGTTGACACTTGAGAGTGACTTGTATGTTAAAAAGACAGGAGATACTGTAACTGGTAGCATCAATTCACTCTACGGTGTCGATGGGGTGGAAACTGTTAATCAGTTCTCTGGTGAGATGGCAGGAGATGACCTGTGGGCGATTCGTACTGGCGTTACGGGCCACCCAGACCCGGAAGGTGCCGAAACAGGCGATAACGGTTTTCTCGAAATCGCTACTGCGGACAATGGCACTGAGCCGATTTATATATCGCAGTACATTGGTGACCATATCCTCCCGGACGGTCAAAGACAAGGTGAGCGCTTTTATCAGCTTCATCGAAGCGCGACGTTGCTTGATGAACAGGGAAATACATTTTTCCCCGGCATGATAACTGCCGCTAGTTTTAACGGTACTGCCACACGTGCGAACTATGCCATAAGCGCGGGTAGCGCTACAAGTGCAGGGACAGCATCAAAACTTGGCACGAGTGATGTGGGTAGCGCGACGCAACCGATCTATCTTGAAGGCGGTGTCGCAACAGCCTGTACATATCAACTGCATAAGACCGTTCCCGCCGATGCGAAATTTACTGATACCGTGTACACCATCGGCACTGCATCTGGTTCTGGTAATGCCATTACAGCGTTGTCAATATCTGGAAGTACGATTACCCCGACATTAGGAAAAACATTCAGCGAGAGCACTCATACGCACTCTTATCTACCTCTGTCTGGTGGAACGATGACGGACATTGTGACACTTGATAAAGGAGATCATCCTGCGGCAGGAGCACTGTCTTCTGTGCTCTCGGTAACATACAAAAACACGGCAAATTCGATTTCACATACAACATCACCTATTGACTATATCGGAAACGACAATACATCAAATAACTACAATACTGGCATTAGATTAGGCAGTCGTGACGGGACAACGATTCTGTCGGCAGGAGAGTCTGGCAGTACGTTTGCGTCTGTGTTGCAGAAATACGACGATGAAAATTTGTATCTGGTCGCAGACGGTTCGATCAATTTATACACGAACTGTGCGAATAACTGCTCGTCGTATAAAGGCCCGATTACCATCACCAACAACACAATCACAGCGGATGACTTTGTTGGGAAAATCAGTGGACATACAGTTGCCGCAGATGTTCCATCCAATGCAGTTTTTACCGACACTCACTGGACAAGTCATCTCTATGCAGGAGCGTCAAATGGTGTTGCTCATGCCACCACAACGAACGGGAATACGCATCTGATCTTGTGTGACAATTCAACTGCACGCAATCGAATCAAAATTACTGGTACTGGTGCAACTACCGTTACATCTGACGCGAACGGTGTCATCACCATCCACAGCACAGACAATAACACCGACACAAAGGTCACAGCAACGAAGATCACGTTCCCATCAAGTGCAACCAATTACTATCTACTTGCTTCTAGCAGTGACGCGACGGCAACAGAGGGTGTGTCGAAGTTTGGAATGAGCGCCCGTATTCAAGTAAAAGCAGGCACAACCTCCGCAGAGGGAGAAACTGAAATCGTGCTTGGCAACAATACGGCAGTGGGAACTGCGGGGAATACGACAGGAGACCTCTGCCTTTATAACGACAAGGGTAAGTACAGCACAATAAGAGGTCATGCGGGAGACACATCACACCGTAGTAATTATTTGCCAAAAGCTAGCGGAACGCTTGTCTGTCACACGACGGATACAGCGATTGGTTCTGCGACAAAACCAGTCTATGTGAATACTTCTGGAGTGGCGACCGCTTGTACTTATGAGCTTGAGAAGTCTGTCCCCTCTGATGCGAAGTTCACGGATACCGTCTATACCCATCCGACCACAGCAGGGAATAAACATATTCCTAGTGGTGGATCATCTGGTCAATTCCTTAAATACAGTTCTTCAGGAACTGCGGTATGGGCCAGTATGAGTTCGTCAGACGTTAATGCAATGCCTTATCCACATAATTCTAGTGGTGTAGGTCAGCTTTATCAGTGTGGAACATCAACTGGTAAGGAATTTACTCTCCCATCGGGGGGAACTTGGTTTTATGTAATAGAATGCTTTAATGCCAACAGTACGTCAATCGGCACAAAAGTCGGAACTGCGGCGGGTAAAACAAAAGTAACTGCTTTAAATACTACTGATACAAGGTCACATTGCTGGGCTATTCGTATAGCATAGGAGGTTATCATGTACGAAGAGCTTATACTTAATCTCGATGGTAGTTATACGTTTAAAAAAAATGGAATGTTGTACAACTGTCCAAACTTTGATGAATGGGTTGAAGAATTTGCACAGGTAGATGCTTGGGCTAAAGAACACCCCGAACAGGTGCAACATGAACAACCTTTACCACCCCCAACACTTGATGATTTGAAAAAACTTAAAAAAGAAGAAATTGCTTCTGCGCGTTACGAATACGAGATTAGCGGTATCACGTTTCATGATGTCCATATCACTACTGATCGCGAAGACCAAGCAATGATTACAGCAACAGCATTGTCAGCAGTGCTTGACCCGACAGCTACCACAGTTTGGAAAGGTGCAAATGGATATCTCACCCTTAAAGCATCTGAAATCTTGGAAATGGCTCGTGCGGTCGCTGATCATGTTGAATCTGCATTTATCGAAGAAAAACGTCTTGTCGAACTGATTGATTCAGCTACGACAGAGGAAGAACTTTCGTCCATAACATGGACACTTTGAAAGGAGTACGATACTCATATCTGAAAACTGCAATGAGAACTGTAACTGCGGCGATACCTGTGTAGGTGGACTGACGTGTCACTGCGGTGAAAATCAGTCCGAAACACAGTATATCTGCCCCGGTGGCAACTGCGGTGGGCAGTCTCAGACCACCACTAACTGCAACTGTAATTGTAACTGCGGAGACCCTTCTAGTCTTGAACTTGCAGAATCTGACCTTCTTGGTACTAGGAGACTGAAGCGACTTATTGCTCCTACGAGAGATACTCATACCAACTGGACTGCTATTGATCCTGTCATTCCCGAAGGTGTTATGTGCTTTACCTATGACCGACTCTTCAACGGTTCTATTGAGTACGTCGTTGGTGACGGTACGAAACGCTATTCGCAACTGCCTAAATTCGCAGGGGCAACTATGTCGAAGACCAGTGTTGCCAATACTGGTGTGCTTCGTGATGGTAATGGCAAGATTGACCGCGACTCGCTCCCTGTCGCTACTGCGTCTCAGTATGGTGTTGTTAAAGCATCTGTTGCAGGTGGTGCGGGACAGGCTATTCTTGGTGATGCCAATGGTAAGTACAACTTTGGTGATGATGCTACTCTTGACCCGTCCTGTCTTAACACTGGTGTAATCCCGTCTGGCGTTACCATTCCTGCTTCACAGGTAACTGGTATGCCTGATAGCGTGTCTTATGCTACCAATGCAGGACATGCCAATAATGCTGATAACGCTACTAACGCCACTAATGCGACTAATGCTACCAACGCAGGACATGCTACGACTGCTGATTCTGCTACCACTGCCTCTAGTGCTACTACCGCCGCTACAGCAGGAAAACTTGCTGAAGCACAGCGCATTACGGTGCAGATGACCGTTGATGGTAATACTGTTGGTGGTTATGCCGATTTTGACGGTGATAACGACATCACCATCAACATGCTTCCTGCTATTACTACTGGCGGTAATTCTGGCGGTACTGCTGATGAATACGGTGACGCATTTAATAGTGTCGGTGGTTATGCTGAACTGGACGCAAGTAAGTTCTATGTCCGTATGTCGAGCAATCAGTCGTATCAAACTATTAAATACCGTAATGACAAGACGATTATTGAAGACTCGTCTAATTACAGTGTTTATGCTAGTTCTGTAGAAGGTGTTGATTGGAACAATATGCACTCTCGTAAGAAAATCTTCGTTAAAACACCTAATGTAGGAACTACTTATGCAGTAAAGGGTTACATCACTATTACCACAGGGACTGATGGCGGTGAATCTTCTGATTCTCGGACTGATAATGAGCGTCTTGATATTACTGGTATTCCTGCAAATACGTACTTTGAACTGACCGCTCAAAGCAATGATCTTGGGAAAGCATCACGCGCCGCTCAGATTCCTGATGATCCGTATAAACTGTATCTCGTAAGAACTGCTTAAATAAAAAGGAGCAACCTTCATGGTTGAAAACAAAGACATGCAAGACCTAATTCCATTTATCGTCCTTGGTGGCTTGGGCGGTGCTGTACGCTCGCTCAATGAGAACGAGACGTGGAAAGCCGTCCTAGTCCGCATCGTCACTGGCTCGTTCTTCGCCACGCTCGGCGGGCTGTTGTCCGAAGTTACCGGATTCCCTCTGAGCGTTCAGTATGCCATCGCCGGAGCTATCGGCTGTTGCGCGTCTGAAATCATGAGGAGCGTCCAAAAGCATCTTCCTTCCGTGATTGGAAAGAAGATTGACCCCGACACATTGACTCATGTTGATAAATCCGCTGAGTCTGACTAAAAAGCAAAGAGCTGTTGCCCTCGCCGTCATCGCGGTGGGGGCATTACTTTATCTCTGGTTCATCAAGCCCGATGTACACGAAACAAAGCACATCACGGCTGTGGTCGAACAGCATAAACAAGAGGTAAAACATATTGAAAAGCACATCATTGAAATCCGTAAAGAGACCGATGCGAACATTCCTAAAGCTGAGTCTCTTGACATTGACCCTCTCGTTGATTGGTTCAACGGCTGGCTTCGCAGTCGTGAAGAAGCTCGACGAGAATACGGCGACAATAAATAGATCGGACCTTAATGAAATCAGACAAGTTATCAAAGAAGCAGAATACCTTAGAGAAGCACTTGCTAGAGAACGTAACGCCTATGACCAGCTCTCAGCTGAACGAACTGCTCTGGACATTGCGCGAAACGCCGAAGTACGAACCCTCCGAGACGCTTTACGTGCAAAGGAGAGGGAGGAAAAGAGGCCGCACCTCATCGCGTTTGCAGAAACAGCAAGGAGCAGACAGTATGAGAGTGATTACCGCATCGGGTTACGTCTGGAATGGAGACTCTTCTGATGAGTAGAGCAACTGAAGAAAAAATGGGAGAGCTTCATGCCCTCACTGCTGAACTTCTTATCACGCAGCTTGGTCAGATGCAGCGCGGTGAGATTGATCCGGATCCCAGACTTATCGCCAATGCTATTAAATTCCTCAAAGACAACAACATTGAATGTACCAGTGAAGACATGCGTGGAATCCTCGGTCTTGAAGGACTGACGCTTCCTAAATTTGAAGAGCTTGAAGGAGCGTGCTAGACATTGCCTTTTTATACCCCGCCGTCAGAGGCAGACATTACCTATATTTCCTGCACAGGACTTGCTGATAACTACAGAGACGAGCTTGCTGCACAGCTGGATAAGAAACCTGAAGAGATCACCCCGAAAATCGTCAAGGCGTGTATCAAAGTCTCGTTAGACTCCAATGTATTTACCAAGACATTTTATGACAGCCTCGGCTATCCCAGGGCTGTTTTCGGCCTTTCGCACAGCGGAGCAGTTTCCTATATTGAAACGAAAAACCTTCAGCCTATGACCCGAGCCAGATGGGCCAGAGAAGCTAAAGGACTGCCTGAGATGCTTCGCCGTGCTACGGGACTTACGCCCTGGTGCTATTCAGACGCACGAAACAGTAAAGCATCCAGACTTCTGGAGTGGTTTCACTTTAAACACGTTCCTCAGAAAGATATCCTGATCAATGGCTACACATTCAAGTATTACGAACTATCCGTGGCAGAATGAGCGTCTCAGTGACTTTCGTTCATTCCTGTATGTCGTATGGAAACACCTCAATCTTCCCGACCCTACTCCGCTTCAGTATGACATCGCGAATTATCTGCAGACAGGGCCTAAGAGAAAAATCATCGAGGCTTTTCGTGGTGTAGGCAAGAGCTGGATCACATCAGCCTATACCCTCTGGAGACTGTACTGGAACCCGCAGCTGAACATCCTCGTCGTATCCGCATCGAAAGAACGAGCAGACGCATTCTCCACCTTCACCATGCGTCTCATCTCCGAGATGGAGATACTTAACCCTCTTATGCCTGATTTCAGCAGGGGACAGAGAGCTTCAAAGATCGCTTTTGATGTCGGCCCCGCGAATGCAAGTCATGCGCCGAGCGTTAAAAGTGCAGGCATCTTCGGTCAGATCACCGGCAGTCGTGCAAACATCATCATCGCTGACGATATCGAAGTCAGCAACAACAGCTACACGCAAATGATGCGGGATAAGCTGGCAGAAGCAGTCAAGGAGTTTGACGCTATCCTGAAGCCAGATGAAGACAGTGAGATCACATACCTTGGCACTCCGCAGGTAGAAATGTCGCTATATAACATTCTTCGCGAGCGCGGCTACTCCACAAGGATCTGGCCTGCAAGAGTCCCTGACAACGCGAAAAGACTGATTTACGGCGAGCGTCTTGCTCCCTATATCTCCAAAATGGACAACGTCGGACGCACGACAGATCCTGAACGCTTCTCCGACGGCGATCTTCGCGAGCGTGAAGCGTCCTATGGCCGCAGCGGGTTTGCTCTTCAGTTCATGCTTGATACAAGCCTCAGTGATGCAGAACGCTTCCCTCTTCGCCTCTCTGACCTCACTGTCATGCCCCTGGATGCTGATATGGCCCCGGAAAAAGTCGTGTGGTCAAGCGGCCCAGAACTGCTCATCAAAGACCTGCCTTCAGCCGGCTTTACAGGTGACGGGTATCACCGTCCCATGGCCGTGCAGGGCGAGTTCCGCGAGTACACAGGCAGCGTAATGTTCATCGACCCCTCAGGTCGAGGCAAAGACGAGACGGCTTACGCCGTTGTCAAGATGCTCAACGGACAGCTGTTTGTGACCGCATGCAATGGTCATGCTGAAGGCTACGCTGAAAAAGGTATGAAAGAACTGGTCAGCGTTGCAAAAAAGAACAAAGTAAATCATATCCTCATCGAGTCCAACTTCGGTGACGGAATGTTTCAGGAGCTGCTGCGTCCGTATCTGAACGATGAATACCCTGTAGCTACTGAAGAAATTAGAAGTTCAAAACAGAAAGAACTGAGAATCATCGATACCCTTGAACCTGTCATGAATCAGCATCGTTTGATTTTCGACAGAAAAGTCGTAGAAGATGATTATCGCACTATCGAGAAATATCCTGAAGAACATAGAAAAGAATATCTTCTCGGTTACCAGATGACACGCATTACACGCGAGCGCGGAGCATTGATCCACGATGATCGTCTTGATGCTCTGTCTGGAGCAGTCGCCTATTGGGTGCAGGTCATGGGTGTCGACCAGGATGCCCAGATCGAAGAACAGAAAAAGGCAGACCTTGAAGCTGCCGTAAAAGTGTTCAACATGCCTGCTAAAGCTAACGACACGCTCTTTGATATGTTCTGCCTCACTGGAGACGGTCAGAAAGTTTTAACTTTAACAGAAGGAGATGTCTGCGTGTGGGCAGACCCTATGAATATATATGAAAAAACTTAGGATTCGCGATTATGAACGCGAATACAAAATGTACCATGCCAAGCCGGTGCAGAAGAAAAGACGGGCTTTGCGCAATGCTGCTCGCCGTGCTCTCGGTTTGAAAGTCGGAGATCCTCGCGAGGCTGACCATATCCGTCCTCTTGATAAAGGCGGGAGCAACAGCAGATCAAATCTGCGTGCGGTGAGTCTTGTGACCAACAGAAAGAAGTTCAATCATGTGCGTTGATCCTGCTTCTCTTGCTGCGGTATCGCAAGCACTGTCAGCAACAATGACAGCTGCATCTGCGGTGATGGGCGTTGTTGGTTCCGTAAATGAAGTCAATCAGCAGAACGAAGCCTACACCAACAATATTCAGATGGCGAACGAAGCAGCTATTCGCGATTATGACGCTGTTCTTTCGAGAGCAAGCGAAGACAACGCCAATGCTGCCCGTCAGCGTCAGGAACTGTGGCAGCAGGGCATGCGGGTTCAAGGCACTGCTCTCGCTTCTTCACAGAATGAAGGCAACAGTGAAAATGCAGTCATTACAGACCTTGCACGTCAAATCGGACAGAAATATTCAGTCATCGACGCGAACCAGAAGATAAGAGATCAGCAGGTACTTTCCAACCTGGAAGGCGTCAATGCGCAGTGGCGTAACAGAGTGCGCTCCGTAGCTCCCGGAGACAATTCAAAGATTCTTGCTTCTGTTATCTCAGGTCTTGGGAAAGTCGCTGATTATGGAGTCACCGTTAATCAGAACGCTGATAAATACGACTCGACATGGATGGGATATGCCCCCGGCAGTCCAGGCTACGAAGCCCCTGACTCTATGCTTTTTGGCTACAATCCTCATACAAAGTCTCTCGTCAACAGGCGTTCCGTCCGTAGTGCCATTGGTTATGGAGGTACGATGTGAGAATAGCTGATTATATCCGTCCTACACGTCAGGTAGGACAGATCAACGGGCCTACAGTTACAGATGCAGTAAGACAGCCTGTTGATACGTATGTGCGTCCCTATGCTTATCGTGACCGTTCTCTTCAGACCATCACCGAAGCACTTGACAGATGGTCTCCTACATTCACAAATCTCGCGGTGAAAGCCAGAGACGCAAAGTTTAAGAAAGATGTCGCTGAAGGCATGGCGCTTATGCAGGAACTTACATCCAAAGGCATTGATCCCCTTGATGTACGCATGCCTGATATCCGCACGATGGTTGCTAACGGCGAGGCAGGCAGACTGGCACAACTTAACCGCGCTCACGAATACGGCATCAATGTCGTTCAAATGGAGACAGCAGCCAGAGGACTTCAGGGTGCTGCTGACGATTGGTTCAAGAACGCGATGTTCGAAAAAGACGGCGTTCAGTACCACGTCTATGAGATCAACGATCCTGTCGAGTTTGAAAAAGCCTTTCGTGAATTTGCTGCCAAACGTTGGTTTGACATCACAGGCGGCCAGTATGATGCAAGACTGTTTCAGGAAAAATACACGCCTACGATGAACGAAGTCAGACAGAACCTTGAAAAGCAGTATATTTCATACAAAGGCAAAATGAAACTTCTCAACGCAATACAGATCCATACTGCTTTGCTCGACCAGGGTGTTATCCAGCAGCTTGAAAACGATCAATTTAAAAACGACCCCGCTTTTTCTCAGAAACTTGCTGCTGAATTCAGCTATGTGCATGAAAAGATGCGGCAGAATACAACACAACAGGATGCTGATGAAATGCTGAAAGATTACATCATATCAGCTATGACGGGGAAATCAGAAGACCAGATCGACGCAATTAAAAAAGCCGCTGAAATGACTCCCCAGTTTTGGACTGATGTCGATAAAAGACGGAGTATTGAACAGACAGCTCAGTATCAGACCTATGTCGCCAATACAAATATCGACAAAGAAATGCGCAAAATGCAGCGACTTCAGACCGAAACTAAACAGCAGCAGTTTATTGACGAATCAGATGCCCTCATAAAATATCTCGGTGATCCTGCAAGTCCTGATTTTGACCATCGAGCTAAAGAAATGCGTCTTAGGTACGCAAATAAACCTAAAATGATACAGACGATCAATGCTGTCGAGCGTGCTGGAAGACAGGAAACACGCGCCAGACTGGCTGAATTTAATGATTACTGGAACAAGCATCACAGCACAGGCGGGACTGAAGAAGACAACAAGATGTATCACGAATTGGGTTTTATGAACGATGCAACGTATCTTCTCATGGAGAACAGGCGCACATCTCAAGGAAGCAAGGACGTACGCAAACTCATTGAAAAGAACGGCGAGATCAAAAAAGCTCTCGGAGATATCGATGGCGGTGGTGTCGGTTGGGTCACTGTCGATAAGACAACGTTCGAATCTAAGGTAAACAATGCCATATATGAGCCAAAAGTTAAGGCGTATTATGATGCCTGTGAGCAGTATGTAAAAAGTACTCTTCCCAAGCTTTTTACAAAAGAGCAGCTTGCCAATCACGATTTCAGGACAGAAAAAATAACGCAGCTCACAAATGAATTTGCATTGAACAATTCGCCTGAGGAAGTCGTTCGTGAAATAAACGAAAGACGTAAAGGCGCATCTTCAGGCATCGTCGCAAACAATCTTATCGCCGGAACACCGATCACACAAATAGATTATTATTTCAATCCTTTCTGGTCGCTGATAAACGCTTATATCAACGCTGATGAAGAAACCCGCAGGATTATTCAGCGTCAATCGTTTGAAGAGGCCCTTCTTCAGCAGGATGCGGGCAGTAAGATACTCGGAAGATTAAGTCATTCTACAGTCGATATGTATAATGAGCGCCTTAACAGTGGTACTCCTTACACGCTCACAAACGGTACGAAGATAACCAGTGCTAGACAGCTCTACGATCTTGTCGTTTTAGCTTTGCCTGAATTAGCTCAAACGATGCCTAAATCTAAAGTAAAGGATAACAATGGAAGAAACTCTAAACCCAAACCCAAACAATCTGCTGGAACAAGCACAGGAGTGGGCACAAAGACAGAATCAGGATCTGCAGACAAACCTAAACCCGAACCCAAGCCTGAACCCAAACCTGAACCAACCCCAGCATCAGGAACAAACATCATCGCAAACATCATCGGAAATGCCGCAGGCAACGCCCCTGCCTCAACAGAAGACGACAGCGACGACCTCGGCGAACGCTGATGAAGAAGCTTCGTCTGACAGTGAAGCGCTGAATTTCGCTGAACTGGAAGATACCCCGGAAACACTTGAGTGGCTTAAAGAAAACAATATTGTTTCTCCTGAATTTGTAGATACGTTCGATGCGTACGCTAAAGATGCAGTTATGAAAGGCATTCCTTCGGGATTGGCTAAAGCTGCATCTTCCCCCATTCAGCTCGGTTATGACGTACTTTCGTGGACTGAACGCGCAATTTTAAATCAGTCAAAAATCAAATGGGATCCTGTTTTTCCGGTCGATCTGTCTATCTACAACGAACTTTGGCCTGAAGAAATGCGTCCGCAGACAGTTCCGGGCAGTATCGCTGACGGTATTATTCAGCTGGCAGGTGCGTGGTCGCTTGACAGTGCACTGTACCGCAAATTTATGGGGCTTGCTGGCATTACAGCCAAAACGCCTAAACAGGCGTTCTTTAACCGTTTAATTGCCCAGTCAGTAATAAACTTTGCTGCTACTGATGTCGACGGTTACAATTTCACAAACCTTCTTGAGAAGATTCCGGGACTTGACTGGAAGATCTGGTCATTCTTTGCAGCTAAAGACACTGATTCTCATTATGTCAAGCGCCTCAAGGGAATGATTGCTTCAAATCTTTGGCAGTGGGGGATCAGGAGCGCCTGGTATGGCGGCAAAAAGACCTTTGACGCGCTGAAGACAGTCAGAAGCAAGATGACTGTTCCGGAAAAGGCAGTAGCAAGAGCGTGGGATGTAGCTGACTACAAGGGCGCTTTCAAACTTAATCCCCGTACGGTCAATGATGCTACGGCACAGATGACCGCAATGCTTGATTCACAGTTTACCCGGTCTGAGCCGAAATCAAATGAAGCTATGATTCAGGCAGGTCTGACCAAATTTGAAAAAGACGTGAAGACAGGCGTATCACCTGAAGAACTGATCGAGCGGAATCTGCGCACGGCAAAATCGGCAGAGACTCAGTACAACAACTCTGTTATCGGCATTCACAAAACCTTTGAGACGTATTACACTCCTCAGTTTTTTGAAGCTACACAGACAGCGATAGCCAATCCTATACCTGAAAACCATGCCAAGGCTGTTGAAGCAGCAGCTCGTTTTCTCTGGGCAGGGCAGGCTGAAATCGAAGCGCACAGTACTCCCGGTCGTTCTCTGCAGCTCCTCAAACATTTAAGATTTGATCCCGATATGCCGTCTACTCCTACAGTAAACCCGACAGGACAGCCTACGGATATTCCCCAGTCTTATCGATCTTTGGCTAATACCCTCTTTCCTGATGATGCTTCGCTGTTTGATTTTTATAATCATCTGGAGACGCTGCGAAGCTGTAATGTCACAGGAGCAAGTCTGGCTGAATCAGCGCTTGAACTTGCGGGAGCCATCCGCAAGACGCCGAATCTTACGCCGACACAGCGCTTTATGCAGGGTTTCGACCTTGTTGTGCGTACGTATTTCCGTAATGCCTTGATGTCCGGCCCCGGTACTATTTGGCGAACCTTTGCCGGAAACAGTATCGGCACATACATTGTTGAACCTATGGATACGTTCTGGACGGGATTGGTACGGACTGGAAGTATCAGCAGAGCGGCAGGGGAATCTAAGGCATACCTTCAGGGGTGTGCTGCTGCCACAATGGATTGTTGGAAGATCCTGGCTTCATACATTCAGTACGGCAACCCCATTATGGGTGGTCTTATTTATGATGATATCAATCCTGACAATGTGCGTAGCTTAAAGGACACTTCCCTTGTAGAAACTATTGCTAAATATCCTGAACGAATTTCAGGAGCGATCAATGAGACTGCTTATTTTGTTGCTTATACGGGAGAATTGGCAAAACAGTTCTATAACCATGTGCAGAACGATCCGGACTTGTTGACGCTCTATAAATCGAAGGATAAAGCAGATCAGGCTGCACTGAATGAACGTTGGAAATATTTTATTTCTCGCGGTTTTACTGATGCCGCTATCCATAAGCAGTTTATTCAGCCTGATGGAACCATTAAAAGCGGTATTCTTGAAAATGCTGCACCGTCTCTCATGCGCGATGAAGCTATTGGTCTGGATTCACAGGCAGCAGCAAAAAGAGCAAGAGAAATCACGTTTATCGATGATATCGATAAAACAACCATTCCCGGTGCGTTCGCCAATGCTATTGGAAAGGGATTAAACAAAGTACCTATTATTGGCGGCATCGTCCAGCCTTTTTACAAGGTCAACTATAATATCATCAGGTCGACACTGGTGGATCATGGGCCTCTTGGTTTTATTAAACTCGCTAAGAGTTATAAAGACCAACTGCCTTCTGAAGACAGAGCACGTATTTGGGGACAGCTTTTAACGGGAGGTCTGGTATATGCTCTTGGTTGGATCCTTGCTAAAAGAGGTCTTATTACTCCTGGTGCTCCTAAAGACAGGACAGCACGGGCAGCGCAGCAGAATCTTGGTATTGTTCCGCATGCGATAAAACTCGGAGACAGTTACTGGCCTATTGCCAATCTTGGCCCTCTGTTTAATAATCTGCTGCTGGTTACTGATATGGTACACGCTATTAAAAACTTGCAGTCTCAGGATTCCAGTTGGGAAAAGACCAAAGTATACAGCGGCCTTGGTGCGATCTTTAAGATTGTGGATGATACAACGCTGCTTCAGAACCTTGCAAGCCTGATCAAGTTCACTGAAACCATTTTTGAAAGTGATTCCAAAAAGCAGGATGCTGAATTCAGGAAAATGGCAAGACGTGGAGCTACGACGTTTATTCCCGCTATTCTTCGCGGTTTTGCCCGGAGAGGCATCGACAATAAAGTGCGTAATACCACCACTTTTACTGGACAAGTGGCCAACAGCTTACCCTTTGCTTCTACATCGCTTCCTGAGAAATGGGATTATATCGTTGGAGAACCAGTAACATTTGAGTACAACAATGGCCTTGGCCCTAAACTGGAAGAATACGTAAAACAGGTTACAAACGGCAGAGAAACAGAAGATGTGGTGCTTAAAACACTCAGCGGCATGTCTAAAACAGTTCGTCCGGATCAGGCCAGATCCTTCGGTTATGCTGTTGATGACCAGACGTTCAGTAATCTTGAATACCTTACAGGCACTCTTAAAAAGAGCATCCTTATTTCTGACCCTGATGACCCTAAGAACCCTAAAATAATTCAGGGTACTCTTTATCAGGCACTCGACAAACTCATTCGTTCAGACAGATATAAAAAGGCTGAACCTGATTATACTGATGAACGCCTGTCCAAGCAGCATGAAGACATGATCAATGAGGTCATAAAAAGCTACATCAATTCAGCAGTATCAAGAATCAAGAGTACTTACCAAAAAGACCAGTTCAGAGAGTTTGAGAAAAAGCGTAATGCCTACAAAAGACTCAGCTGGGAAGAAAAACGTCAGACTGATGAACCAGTTTGGGACTACACAAACACTGAACCTCTTTATGAAAAGCTCTTGAATCCCGAATAACACTAAAAAGACCATCTCAACCTAACGGAAGAGATGGTCTTTTTTATTTTGTCTTTCTTTTTCAGCAGCACTGATGAAACCGAAAATAAAAGGAACACCTAAAAACACAAAAAGGAACAAAACAGAGCAGAAAACAGGATTTAACGGTGCGGTATTCATGTTTTACCTCCTTCTTTTGCGTGTGATTATACCACAGCTAGAGCTGTTACAGCCCAAAAACTCAAAATTGGCCAATATTGCCCCGTAATCGTGTCAGATTGAAATCGATATACGTTTTGGAACTCTTATACCTAAATGAAAAGTTTAGGGTATTGTAGCTTGTTTTTGGGGCATGTTTGGTGAAGAGTATGTGTCTTGGCAGGTAGGTTTGATGTGTGAGGAAAAATTCAGGAGTGTTTGAAGGGGTGTTGCAGATGAGCTTGCAAAATTTTGGGGAAAAAATGTGAGCGGTTTTAGCGCATTTGGCCCTCGCGGCCTCCCCCCATATGCCATGTTCCTGACCGCATAGTTGACTAACATGCTTTGCTTTTGATCCCTTCTTTTTGTTTACAAAACAATGAGCGAAAGCGTTCCGAGAGCAGCAGTGGCAAGGTCTGACGCGGTAATGGTTGAAACCAATGATTGAAGATGAGGCAAGGCAGCGCCTCAATTATGCAGATGTCCACATATATGAGCAAAGTACCAGGCGAAGCAGCATAACATCGGATTCATATCCCACAAAATTCCTCGTGTATGAATTTTTTCATATGTTTGCCGCTGCTCGCTATCCTTTCATTTTCCTCACCTCCAACTTTTCAATCTTTCCAATCATCAAATCTTTTCATTCTCATTGCTTTATCACTCCAAGCTGCCAAGTGCTAAATCCTACTATTTCGCCTTGCTATCCTGGTCGCGCTTCCTCGAAATTTGCCTCCAAGAAATCATCGCCGCACCAGTGTTTGCAAAGGTTCGCGCTACTTGATGAAAGTCATGAAAAATTCTCTCAAAAAAGTTTTTCGTTCGTGAGACCTTGCTGCTGCTGAGTTCGTGAGATTCGATGGAAAAACAGAGTGCAAAAACTACTTGAATGAAAAGCGCTTGAAACCTTGTCACAGCTGCATTCATTCAACATTTTAAAAAAGTGCTTGACAAAAAAGCAGACTTCGCTTATCATTCGTGTCGTCGGGCGATGAAGCCGACAAAACCGAAAGGAGGATGCCCTTATCAGTCTACTGTGAATTGACGAATCAGAATAGCCATCCTAAGTTCTTGTCAAGCTCAGATTGGTAGCTATCGATGAAGAATCAGTAGTAGCAGATGGACAAGCGAAACTTGACAATTAAATAATGGCTGAAGGGTCAACAGTAAAGTACGATATGCTATAAGGCATGACGTGCAGAAATGGGAAACTGACAAACCTGCGTTATGTCCTGGCATATACGACTGAAAATGCTCTGACGGTAGGCAAGCGCGGAAAACAGCGGTGAAAGTTAATTGAATTCCCCAGAATTCAAGATAAAGCCGCTGCGATTACTAGGTTATCGCGCTCAGATTATAGCTTGATAATCTGAAAAGTTTCACTTCTCAAATTTGCCGCTTTTGTAAGAAAAATACGAAGGAGGCAAACATGACACATCAATTTCTTCTTGATTCTCGTAACATCGCGGGTATGTTCTGGTCGATATTTCGAAATTCAAAGATGCCCTGGCTCGCTGAAGATTACCTTTTCAGTTTGAAATTCAATGAACTAGTAAGGGGATTACTGATGCATGCCGCGCAAGATTTGAAAAGCAAACAAGCTGACCTTGAAACGGCGATCAAACGACTGAAACCAATCATTGAAACAGCTTTTGTCAACGTGGATTTTATGGACTAGCCAGAACTTACAAAAGCGGCAAATTTGAGAAATGAAACCAATAGAAAGGATGATTTGAATGTCAAAGAACGGAGTCATCGTGTACCAAGGACCAAGCCTCATCAACGGCGCGCCTATCGTGGCAATCATCACGGGACTGACTCGAAAGTCAAAGAATCCCAAGACTGGACGCGATACCGTCCATATGTGGATCCTAGCCGACAATATCGCGCCGACTGAGGCATGGCGCTGCGACGCTGACAAGTGCGTATGCGGCGACTGTCCGCTGCGGAAAACGGAAAACGGAAAGCGTGTTTGCTACGTGCAACTCCATCAGGCACCGCTTGCCGTCTGGCGTGCCTACAAGAACGGCGCATATCCGACCCTTGCCGAGTACCCTGAAGCCCTGGAAAAAGTCGCACAGGCGAAACTCCTGCGGCTTGGAGCATACGGGGATCCCGCTGCGGTGCCGTTCGATGCCGTCAAGCCGCTCCTTGATGTCGCCCAGAAATGGACGGGATACACGCACCAGTGGCGGCAACCCTTCGCCGCACCTTGGAAAAACTACCTTCAGGCATCATGCGAAACGCCCATCGATGCGGCAAAAGCTATGAACGAAGGATGGAAATACTACCGAGTACTCACGCCCGATGCCGAGCCGCTCATGCTCGAACACGAGTGCCTCAGTAGCAAGGGCAAGTCATGCGAGGACTGCGGACTGTGCAACGGCAGATATGCCAATATGTATATCCGAGTTCATGGCTCTGGTAAAAAATTTTTCAAAGCCGAGTAGCACGAAACTCGGCTTTGATAACATTCATAGGAGGTCAAACGATATGAAACTCGAAATGAACTACGAGAACGTGATGGCATGGCTCGGCACACTGGACGACGAGAAGCTCGTGAAGTTGTGGAACGAAGCATACTTCCTCGACCTGTTGATGATGCACGACCTACCCATCCACAAGAACACGTCAAGAGCCGCAGTAATGCGCGAATGCCGCCGATATGGCGATGAGCGTGCATGTGAGTTGATCCACGAGTGCGACGGCGATGACGGCATGCTTTTCGAGTCCGACTACTTCATCTGCGATGACTACCACCTCCATTTCTTCAGTGACCTCTACCGCTACATCGACGAGGACCGCATGGACACGCTTGCTCGTGCCATCACTAACTACTGGCACTGCCGCGACGTTGACTTCTCCTACATCAAGGACGCTTTCGATATCGACTAGGAGGTATACACCATGACACGGAATGAATTCCTCGAACTGCTGCCCGCAACACAGTGCGCCATCTGGAACGGCTACGCTCGCCGCATCAAAGAACGCGATGGCGACTTAATCTTCATCTATCCGAACGATAACATCGAAGACAATGCATGCTCCATCGACGAGATGATGCACGACTACGACTTCGACGGCTACGACATGTACATGCTCGGAGTACTCAACAGCAACGACCCCGACAACGGCAAGTACTTGTACCTTGATGTTGAGGACATGCACCTGTTCACTGCCGACAGCTTTGAGGAATGCGGAATCAACGACGATACCCTGGAAAATTTCTGGGAATTCATCAAGAACCTTGGGAGGTAGACACCATGATCATGAAAGAAGAGCTTGACTCCATCAGCAAAACCTGCACATACCACCATGTCGAATACGAGCGCGGCTATAGGGATTCAATCACGGTCGAACCTTATAACGGCATTCACGGCGTAGGCTTTAAACGCCATATGAAAAGCAATTTCTGCGACGCCATCCACCCTGTTGAATACTACATCAAAAAGTGAGGAGAGTGCATATAAATGTCCGTCATGGCAAACGACGAACTACCACAACGTCGAATATTGGATTTTCAATAAATAACGGAGGCAAACAATGATTATCTCTGAAAAAGAGTATCTCGAACTCCATAAAAACCGACAAGAAGAGTACTACTACAGGGAATTGAGCGCTAAAGCACGGCGAATTGTCAGGCGCTGTTTTACACTCGGCGGATACTACATGTTTGAAGCAAGCGGCCACGGTCGCCACGTTGTCAGGGGTATCGGGGGTTGTCACGTCGAATCGTTTGCCTCTTGGGATGCGCTTACAGAACGGCTTGATGAGTGGGAACAGTTCAAAAGGTAAAGGGGGGGCATCAAATTGAAACGTTCAGACCATGATGCAATTATCGATGACATCATCAGCATTTTTAATGATGTTTTGATTGCTGAATTTCATCCTGAAATCACACGAGAACAGATTTTAGCTACTATTCGATACGATCTCGCACTCGTTGACCATAAGTATAGCCACGGAAAACGGGACTTTCTCGACAACTAGGTGAGGAGGTAGCACAACATGGCACGGTATATCATCATCATCCAGCGCAAGGCAAAGAACGGATCAATCGTCAAGAAAAGCATCTGGGGAGACCCTGACCTTGAAGAAACCGCAAAGTCTGCGACAAACTACGCCCGTCAGCATTACAAGACGGCAACCTCAGTGTTCATCGCGAACGAAGAAACACACGAACACACGACGAAGTATCTGTAGAAAGGGGAAGCATAACATGAAACTCTCGACTTTCAAGATGTACGGGGAGACCATCCTCGTCCACTCTGGTGCGAAGAATGCCTACGAACAGCATATCGCTGACGAACTGAACGAACTGTCGATTCAGGAAGCAATCAAGAAAATCACTGCTAAGAGAGGAGAATAACCATGATTATCAACAACATCAAAGAATTTTGTGACCTCTGGGGCGTCGACGAAGACACCCTTGAACATGCCGTGTATAAGGGTACTTCGTGCGGTGCTTATATTCACTGGAACAATAAGTCACTCACCATTGGCTCGATTGTTGAGGGAAGCGATGCAGAATTCAGCAGAGAGTTCCAGTTCCCGTGCGACCTCGAGGACATTGAAGAGTGGTTTGAAGAACTCGAAGACCTGACCGATCAGGCATGGAGAGAAGCGAATTGTACTCCTTACCGAATCTACCTTGACGGGTACGACCATGGTATTTACTACGGTGAGAATAAAGAAGATGCACTTGACCAACTGGCGAAAAGCGCAGGATATAAGAACTGGAAACACATATGTGAAGAATGCCCTGACCCTGACCCCGACCATGTCCAGAAGATACAAGTAATCGATGCAACATGGGAAAAAGATGTGGATGAAGACACGCCTTACCCATACCCATACCCGCACGAAAGAAAATATTACTCGTACCCGCACGAAAGAAAGCTAGACGCTGACGATGAAGGTTAATTGGAAGCACTTTACTCGCGTGACAAATAACAGCATCGACATTCTCCCCCACTCAAAGCAGTGGGGAAGAAATGATAGGATTGCACGCCCACGCACGAAAGGAGTGTGATATAATGATCACAATCGCAAAAGAGGGAGTGGGACGTATGCACGAGTTCATCGAAAAATATCTAAAGCTAAAAGCTGAGTTAAAGGATTCTGAAATCAAAAGCATTGCAGAACTTACTGTTCTCTATGTCTTAACTGAAAATAAACAAGGTCTAACAAAGCGGGAAATAACAAGTAAAACAGACATTACGACAGGCACATTTGCTACGCTTAGCCTTCGTTTGATTAAAGCGCAGCTGATATGTACAAAAACAGATGAAACCGATGTATCCAAAAATGTTTTACGAAGGCAGATATACATGCCAACCCAAGCGGGTCTTGACCTAATGGAGAGACTCAAACGCAAACTTCAATAACCTTAACGCCACTAGCAAATGAGCTAGTGGTTTTTTTGTACCCTTTAGGAGGTTCATAAAATGCGAGGGATAATCAAACGTGGCAACACCTACAAGTGGGATATCACAGTACATGGTCAGCGTCGATATGGTTATGCTAAGACAGAAGAGCTTGCGTATCAGGCCAGAGAACGGGCAAGAAAGGCCATACTTGACGGGGAAGCACCTGTAGATACCCATACCCTGGGGGGAATGATCACGCTGCTCCTTGCTACGGAATGGACGGAGGAGAATCGGAAAGCACACTACTGGATCAAGCAGATGTGTACATATCTCATCCGCTATTTCGGACGCGACACTCCCCTTGCTGCCATCGACACCGAAGCAATCGAGCGTTACGTTGTGCATCTGCGCAAAGTAGAACAGAACAGCAACGCAACGATCAACCGCAAGATCTATACCCTGTCGAAGATCCTTCGTCGTGCTCGTGAGCATAAAGTCATCAGTGACTTGCCCATCATCCGCAAACAGCGCGAACCACAAGGCAGACTGCGCTTCCTCAGTGACACTGAAGAGAATGCGATCTTGACATACTTCAGGAGCAAAGACAATTACACGATTGCTTGGATGATTGAGGTACTGATTGATACAGGCATGCGTGAAGGTGAACTGTTCAAGCTCACTATCTATGATGTTGACTGGACTAAAGGTAAGCATGGCATCGTCATCCTCAAGGACACGAAAAACGGTGACACTCGCAGTGTTCCACTAACCGAACGTGCTAAACGTGCATTGCTTGATCTTGAAAGCACTTCATCTGATAACCTGCACTTTACACCTCGTAACCTTCATTGGTTGACGAAGCAGTGGAACCAGATGAAAAAAGATCTGGGACTTGAGCACGATGTTGAGCTTGTACCGCATGCCCTTCGTCATACCTGTGCAAGCAGACTTGTACAAAGAGGCGCTCCTCTGTATACTGTGAGCAAATGGCTTGGACACCACAACATGAACACTACAAAAAGGTATGCTCACCTCAGACCTGAGGAGCTTTACGAACTTACCAACTTGCTCGAACCTGACGACTAACATCAGTGTTTGCAATGGTTGAGAATTTGATTGGAAATTTCCAACATGTTGATTTCAACCACACATTAATATACACTGTGACTGTCAAGTTTAGTTATTAGAATTGTTCGCCACACAATATATAGCAACTATTTGCAACGAACGCTTACAAATAATATTTATCTTTGACAGCCCACCTGAACATCATCTGTAATTTTCAATTCATAGAAAAACAATAATGACCTACTCGTTTTGGGTAGGTCATTATTTTTTATCTGCTCTTTACAGAATGTATGCGTTTTGTTAAACTGGTATCGTGTTTACAAATAGGAGGATATTGATGACTTATAAACAACAACCACCAGACGGAATCTTTTTCACATCAGACTTACCTGATGTATGGCCTGCGATTCTCGATCGCGAGAAAACAATCAGAGAACAGCATGTAGCAGATATCGAGAATGCATCAAGACACAACTTCGAAACAGGAACATGGTCAAAGCATCTCCCTGTCCGCATCCTCATGAGCCATGTGCTGCCCGACATCATTGATGCAGTGAAGTGCCTCATCGACAGTGTTGATATCGATTCTAGGGCGAAGCACAACAAAAGCCTCATCAAACGCATGAGTGAAGAGAACTGGCAAGGCTACTGCTATCTCGCTCTTGTATCCATGCTTGATGAAGCTACACGCAACTCGTCTGTATCACACTGTCTGGCCACCATCCGTTCCGTCTGCATGGAAGAAGCACAAGTCAACTTCTGGCGCAGCGCGAACGCCAAGTTCTTTGCATTTGTTTATCAGCAGCAAATGAAGAACTCAAAGAATCGCAGATGGCAGAAACAAGGCTTGACACTAGCTATGAACCGCTATGCAGACGGTTATTACGATAACGGACAGGAGCATCCCGAAGCCAAGTGGGAACAGTGGCCTGCTGAATATAAAAACTACGTGGCCAAGCAGTTGTTTGACATTATCCTTCAGGTCACTCCTCTGTTCGAGATCACAAAAGCGCACTACAACGGACACAGGAAGTTCTCAGAACTGGCGTACAAACTGCTCCCCTCAAAAGAACTGCTGCAGTGGGTAGGTAATGCAGATGCCAAGCTCGGACTCAAGGGCGGGTTCTACCTTCCGCTGCCATACCCTCCGAGAGACTGGACAACAACACAGGACGGAGGTTTCTGGACGATCTACGGCGGCAAGCTGAAGCTCGTCAAGAACAGGAGTGAAGCATACCAGGACGAGATCCTCGAACGCCCGGAAGATTTCAAGACCGTCTTCGCTGCTGTTAATGCGGCACAGCACACAGCATGGCGAATCAACGTCAAGCTGTTCAATGTACTGCGGGATCTTGTTCAGGAAGGTGCTGAGACCGCAGGCATTCCCGCTGCTGATGACCTTCCTCTCCCCTGCTGTCCTAAGTGTGGTGCTCCGATCAAACAGGGCGAAGATCACGCCTGCTTCAAGGACGAAGAAGTCCTCAAGACGTGGAAAGGACTCGCCAAGGCAGTACACAGAAAAAATGCCAAAGCACGAGGCAGAAGACTGCGCCTTGGTATGAGTCTGGAAATTGCTGAGATGCTGCTTGGTGACAAAGAGTTTTATTTTGTCTACCAGTGTGATTTTCGCGGACGCATCTACCCGGTCTCAACGCTGAGTCCACAAGGGACAGATTGGGAAAAAGGTATCCTGGAATTCGCCAAGGGAGTACCGCTCGGTGAGCATGGAGCAAAATGGTTAGCCATTCACGTTGCTAACTGTTGGGGCGAAGACAAGAGCGATTACGAGACACGAGTGAAATGGACAAAAGATAACACATCATGGATCCTCGACTGTGCTCGTGAGCCGCTTGTACATCGTGAATGGACGGAAGCTGATGCTCCATTCATGTTCCTCGCTGCGTGTTTTGAGTGGGAAGGCTATTGTGCCGAAGGAGACAGCTACATCTCTCACATCCCTGTAGGACTGGACGGATCATGTTCGGGCATCCAACACTACAGTGCAATGCTCCGTGATGAAGTCGGCGCTCTTGCTACCAACGTCAAGATGACGCCAGGACAGACACGCAAAAGCGACATCTACGGAGCCGTCGCAAATAAAGTACGGGAGCAGCTGTTAGCTGACCTGACAGGAGCAGACAAAGATGCTGCTCGCTTTGCTTCGTTTGCGCTGTCACACGACATGATGGACAGGAAGATAACGAAACGCGCCGTCATGACGCTGCCGTATGGTTCGACATTCCAGAGCTGTAAAGAGTACGTCAGCGAGGCCATCAATGATCGCCCTGGCTTTTCAGAGCTTCCCGAAGAAGATCAGAAACCGTTCTTGAACTACATGTCAAAGACAGTGTGGGACTGCATCCCCAAGGTAGTACAGGGAGCAAGGCAAGGCATGGATTACCTCAAGAGTCTTGCTCGTCTTGCATGTAAAGCCGGAACACCAGTCGCGTGGCAGACACCAACTGGTTTCCTCGTTCAGCAGAGCTATTACCTGTATGATGTAAAACGTATCGAGACACGCCTTGGAGGAAGCATCTCGCTTAAAGACGGCGTTCGTTACTGGCAGAGCGGAACAAAACGCACACTGTTCAACGACGTGGTCAACTCCGGTTATATCGACAAGACCAAACAAGTCTCCGGTATAGCTCCAAACTTCATTCACAGCTTGGATGCAAGCCATCTGATGTTCTCTGTCGAGGCAGCATCACAGCAAGGTATCGACAGCTTTGCTCTTGTACATGACAGTCTCGGAACACATGCAGGACGAACTGAAGAATTCTCTCAGATCCTCATTCGTCAGTTCTACAGACTGTATACAGACTTCCATCCCATCGATACTTTTATTGAACAACTCAAGCCCCTCATTGCACAGGAAGACCTCAATAAAATCGGGAAACCGCCTTACATTAACACCCTTTGTCCCGAAGATATCTTGAGCGCGAAGTTTTTGTTTAGCTAGGTATTTTATGTAGCGTGTAGAGAAATCATCAATACTACGTTTTAAGGCAGGCTGTCAATTTTAAAAAGTCACGCAGTAATGAGAGAGCCAACACTCTAACATATTATCTCTAATAAGTCTCACGGGTTAAATACAATTATATGACCGTAGGTCATTAAAGAACTGGGTTTTTAAATATCGAGTATGTGAGACAGAAAGGATTAATATACGTGACCAAAGATAGTCTAATTATGAGACTCAGTAATACTGATATGAGAGAGTCAGCTAATACTGTGATGGCCTGTCTTAATATTATTCAAGATCGTCCTAAAGATACTCAGATCATGTCTATAGCTCTGCTATATCTGTGTCTCTGCAGCAGATATGATCTGCACCCACCTGAAGCGCTTAACTACGCTGATAACCTGATGCGTAAAGCTACTAGCTACAATCAGGCTACGTTTGAAGGCGTAAAAGCATATATGAAAAATGAATTGGAGGACTAACGATGCTGAAAACTGTTAAGCTCAAGAACGGGAATGTCGTACTTCGTGGTACTACTCCCAAAGGCAGGTTTGAATATGCCAAAGTTTTTGAACCTCAGACCAAGATTGGAGACCAGGCTATTGAACCTACCTACAGCGCTACCCTGATTATGAATGATTCTGAAGAGGTTCAGGAGTTTATCAATCAGCTTCAGGGCGAGCTTGAAAAAGCAACAGGTCTTGCAGAAGAAGCAGCGTCTAAAGTTAAAGGACGCAAGGCCAAAATGCCCATCTGCCACGACGAGAACTTCGGTCAGGTCTACGACGATGACGGGAATCCCACCGGCGAGTTTTACATCAAGGCTAAAGCAAAAGCAGAAGGTGAAACACAGGCCGGCAAAAGATGGAAGTTCAAACCCACCGTCTTTGATGCCAAGGGCAAGCCCTTCCCCGAACAGGATCCACCCCTTGTTGGAAACGGTTCGACTGGGCGTCTTGCCATTACGGCTTATGCGTATGCTGCTCCTATTGGATACGGTGTCAGCATCCGTCTTGACGCTGCGCAGGTTCTTAACCTTGTTGAGTACAACGGACGTTCTGCCAGTGATTATGGTTTTGCCGTTGAAGAAGGATACAGCATTGATGATGCTGCGCCTCTCGGTGATGCAGATCCCAACCTCTCCGATGTCGAAGAACAGCCGAAGTCATATCGCAGTCGACTCAGCGAACCCGACGATGAGACAGGTGACTTTTAGTGGCGATCCGCTTCCCCGCTAAACGAGGCCCGCGAGGGCAGAAGTTTAGGAACGGCGCTAAAGGCAGTCGTTTCGAAAACGGTGTAAAGATACAGCTTGAAAGTCAGGGAGTCTTTGATGCCGACAAACATAAAACAAAGATCCCATACACAGAAGAGCACAAGTACATCCCTGACTTTATTCTTCCGAACGGCATCATAATTGAGGCCAAGGGCTACTTCCCGTCCGAAGACCGCACCAAGATGCGGGCAGTGAAGAAGACAAACCCTGGTCTTGATATTCGAATCGTGTTCCAGAATGCGAAAGCACGTCTGAACAAGGACAGCAAAACCACATATGCCGACTGGGCAGATAAGAACGGTTTTGTCTGGTCGGACAGAGTTGTCCCAGTTGAATGGATCTATGAGCGAAAGGAGGTAAATACTACTGAGAAAGATTGATACGATCATTATCCATTGCGCTGCTACCAAGCCGACTATGGATATCGGAATGAAAGAGATCAACCTGTGGCATCGACAGAGAGGATTCTTCAATATCCCATCCGGTCTGTCCATTGGTTATCACTACGTCATCCGTAGAGACGGTACCGTCGAGGACGGACGTCCTGTAGACCAGGTTGGTGCTCACGCCAAAGGTCACAACAGCAAAAGCATCGGCATCTGCCTTGTCGGAGGTATTAACAAAGACGGCAAGGCTGAAGCGAACTACACTCCCGTGCAGTGGGAGGCCCTGCTGAATCTGGTCGTTAAACTTGCGAAATCCTATCACATTTCGCGGGAGCACATCATCGGTCACAATCAGGTGGCAAGTAAGGACTGCCCCTGCTTCTCCGTCCCACAGTGGGTGGAGCAGAACAAAGAGACTTTCGAGAAGGAAGGTATTGCGTAATGACTATTAATGATTTTGCTGAGATGTACATGCATCATGTAGATCTTCGCACCAAGAAGGCTGCTGTTGAAGAAGTCAAGGCGTTTATCACAGCGTTTAAAGAGGCGCTGCTCAATGAAGAGCGCCTTCAGTTGGCAACGCTTGGCACGTTCGACATGAAGATCTTTGACGTTCCTGCAGGTGAGCGTTACAACCCCGTTAAAGGCGAAAAGGAAAAGTACAAGAAGCACAGGACGATCCGTGCTCACTTCAAGCCCTCCAAGGAATTGAAAGAACAGTTCTTTCTGACGCAGGACTAAATGTTTTCAGAAGCAATCCGAACCCACATAAACTGTCCCCTGTGCGGGTCGCATGATGCCGGAGCTGAGTACAGCGATGGCCATTTTTATTGCTTCTCATGTCAGGGATTTATTCAGGGGGACAGTGGAAGAGGAGAAAAGTCAATGCCAAAGGAACTACTGAACGACCTGGAATTTGCCCCGCTCACCAAGCGCAAGATCACCCTTGAAACGTGCCAGAAATATGGCTATGGGATCGCTCATGATGGTCAATCCACGTGGCAGGTCGCCCCCTATCGCAACACTGCGGGTGAGCTTGTCGGTCAGCATCTGCGAGGCCCTGACAAGACGTTTCGGTGGAGAGGTTCTCCGAAGGACTTGCAATTCTTTGGTCAGCACCTGTTCTCAGGTGGTGGCAAAATGGTCATCGTGACCGAGGGCGAAATCGACTGCCTCACTCTGAGTCAGGTACAGGGAAACAAATGGCCTGTTGTCTCACTTCCGAACGGAGTGACAAGTGCTGCCAAATCGTTCAAAGATAATCTGGAATGGCTGGAGAGCTTTGAAAAAGTCATTATCTGCTTTGACATGGACGATCCCGGAAGAAAAGCCGCTGATGAAGCAGCACAGATATTGAGTCCCGGAAAAGCGTTCGTAATGGAACTCCCGCTCAAAGATCCGAATGATATGCTCAAAGAAGATCGTACTTCGGAACTTATCAGTGCAATTTGGCAGGCCCGACCCTATCGGCCTGACGGCATTATCGGAGGCGAAGACCTATGGGCTGAGATTATCAAGCCCCCAGAGAAAGGCTACACAACTCCTTACAGGAAGCTGAACACGATGACGGAAGGGATCCGCAAGAGAGAGCTTTGGTTGTTCACAGCCGGTTCCGGCATCGGCAAGTCTACGGTCGTCCACGAAATTGCATATCATTTGATGATGAACGAGGGCTTGACCATCGGTGTCATGGCGCTCGAAGAGTCCAAGCGCCGAGCAGCAGAGCGCTATCTGTCGATCTATTTGAACAAGCCGCTCCACCTCACACGAGAGGGAGTAACCGAAGAAGATTTGAGAGCCGCCTACCAGTCCACTATTGGACAGGAAGGGCGGTTCTTTTTGTATGACCACTTCGGAAGTTCCGATATCGACACTCTTATGTCCCGCATCCGTTATATGGCAGTGAGCTGCGGCATTGACTTTCTCGTTTTAGATCACATCTCGATAGTTGTTTCGGGCCTTCGTGATGCCGGTGATAACGAACGCAAGCAGATAGATCAGCTCATGACAGCACTGCGCAGCCTTGTCGAAGACACAGGCATCGGCGTACTAGGTGTCGTTCACCTCAAACGCCCCGCGCAGGGCGAGAGTTGGAACGAAGGAAAAGAACCATCACTGACTGACCTGCGAGGGTCAGGCGGCCTGGAACAACTTTCAGATACAGTCATCGCACTCAGCAGAAACCAGAGCGACGAAGAGCAGGGCAATATTAGCCAGCTCATCGTGTTGAAAAATCGATTTACAGGCGTGATCGGTAAGGCCGATACGCTTGAGTACAACAACAGGACGGGACGCTTGCTTGCTGTTGATAAGCCGGAAGACAACCCGTTCGGAAAGGATGCGCAGCATGAAACCAAACGCACAGAAAAAGCAGAAGCTCAAAGAAGTCCTGTGGAGAAGAGAACAGCTCAGAAGAAAAGGAATCGTTCTTCCGCAGCCAAAGGAGAAATCGTGGTTTCGCCGTTGGTGGGACAGCCTGATGCTGAAAGCGGGACTGGCCCGGTAGAGGGCGAACTGGATTTTTAATGAAAGCACTGTCTCTATTCTCTGGAATCGGTGGTCTGGAACTCGCTGCTATGCAGTGCGGGATCCAGACCATTGCTTTATGTGAGATTGAACCGTTCCCGGTAGCTGTGCTGTCTAAGCGGTTTCCTGACATTCCGATTCTTTCCGATGTGCGAAAGGTGGATGGACACGATTATGCAGCAGTTGATGTTATTTTCGGAGGATTCCCCTGTCAAGACCTTAGTCAGGCAGGGAAAAAAGCAGGACTTGTCGATGAAAAAGGAAACGCGACGCGAAGCGGATTGTGGTTTGAAATGCTCCGAATCATCACCGAAGCTCGACCTCGTTTCGTCGTTGCTGAGAATGTTCGTGGAGCGGTTAACAGCGCCCTGGATACGGTCACGTCTGGTTTGGAAGACGCAGACTACAAAGTCTGGCCGTACGTCATACCGGCATCTGCGGTTGGCGCGCCTCACCAAAGGGAGAGACTCTTTGTCATCGCAGTCCGAAAAGACATCTGGTCTTCTCTGGCCGACATCACGCCAGAGGGACTTCAAAGGTCCTGCGAGTCTGAACTACTACGAAAAGAATGGGAGAAATCCAACGACCAATGGCCTGCCGGAGGCAGTGCTGTTTTATGGCGAACACCAGCCTACAGTGACTGGAAAGGTTCTGTAACAGAGACTAAATACCAGGAGAGACTGACAAAGAAGCTGCCCATTAAACTCGAACACCAAGTTGCACATGAAGAATACATGTGGCGTACTCCCGATGCCAACATGTCAAGGGGCGCTATCAGTGAAGCAAAGTATCAAGAACGTCTTGAACGAGGCATGCCCAATGCCTTAAATTATCAGGTCGCGCATGAGGAGAGAAGATGGTCGACAGTGACTGCCTCGTCCAATGAGCGCACGGGATCAACACAGTATAAACCGGGGTCGATGCACAGCGCGAATCTCGGAGACATTGTGACGGAGGTCGAGGGCCGCCGTGGTCAGCTCAATCCTGACTGGGTCGAGCAGCTGATGTGTTATCCGTCAGGGTGGACAAATCTTGACTGTGACGAGCCGTCCCAGTGGATGGGATGGCCAGCTTGTCCAGGACAGCAGCAGTTTGATTATGAGTATCCCAGAACAGTTATCGGCGGTAAAGATCGTGCTAAACGGTTGAAGGCTTTAGGGAACAGCGTTGTTCCGTTGCAAGCCTTTCCTGTATTCAAAACTGTTCAATACCTTGATTATCTTACTAGGAGTGTTAAAAATGAACTTCCCTAAGTACAGTAAAATCCTGAACATCTTTGATCGTGATCCCATCACTGGCAAGCTCATTGAGGGACAGTATTCCCAAAAGGTCTTCAGTCATCTGAAAGACATGTTGTGGGTAGGTGCTGAGAAAGTGGATGGTACAAACATTCGTCTCTGTTGGAACGGCGACCGTGTGACCATCAAGGGCAAACGCGAAGAGAGTTCAGTTCCTCCTTTCCTTATGGAGTATCTCACAAATCGTTTCTGCACTCCCGAAGTTGAAGAGCTGTTCGAGAAGAAGTTTGGTGTCACTCCCGCTGTGGTCTTCGGTGAGGGATACGGCAAAGGCATTCAGGGCTGCGGCAATAAGTATGACCCTGAAGGGAATCATTTCATCGCCTTTGACGTGTGCTTCCCCGAAAGTGGTCTGTATCTTTCTTGGTCGGACATGTGCGATACAGTAGATGACCTTGGGATTGATCGCGTCCCCGTACTTATCTTCGATACTCTCGACCGACTTGTACAGCTTGTTAAAGACAAGCCTCTTTCTGCACTGGCGCGTTATGACATCGCTATCGAAGGTCTTGTTGCTCGTCCTATTGATGAGCTTCGTACAAATCAGGGGCGAGTCATGTGCAAGATTAAGACGAGGGACTTCTGATGAGCTTATTTGGTATGGTTCTCACGTTCGTCGGCGGTTGGTTCCTCGGATTGTTCACTGGAGATGATGACTGATGAAGGATGCGTCTTTTATTGCATTGCTGTTTTTACAGGAACAGATTAAACGGGCAAACTTTCTTGTTAGCGCTTTAGTAGACTCTGACATCAATTCGCAGACGAGTTTTAGTGATGTTGTAACTTGTAAACTTGTTGAAGTAAACAACATTTTAGAATCGCTTTCGAAAGCACTCAATGAGATGCCTCAAACAAGTGGTGACTAAATGTGCTCATCTTCGACATCGAAACAGACGGACTTCTCAACGAAACAACAAAAGTACACTGCATATCGGTATTGGATGTCGATACGGGAAAACTTAACACATACTCTGAGCGAGGAAACTATCCTAGAATTAGTGAAGGACTTAGGAGTTTGGTTGAGGCTGACTGTATTTGCGGTCATAATATCCTTACTTTTGATTTGCCTGCTCTGCATAAGGTGTATAGAAATTTTGTACCGAAAGGTAAAGTCCTTGATACGCTCACACTTTCCCGCCTCGTCTGGCCCAACCTCGCCGAAATCGACTTCGACAAAATAAGACACGCCAAGACCCCTTCCGACCCTTATTTCCACTTCCCCACCAAGCTCGTTGGTTCCCACAGCCTACGGGCTTGGGGGTATCGTTTAGGCGTTCTTAAAGGCGATTTCTCTGAAACAACCGACTGGCAGGAATGGTCTGAAGAGATGTGCAGCTACAACCGTCAGGATGTTGTTGTAACCAAAGCACTCTATGACCTGATCTGCAAGCAACACTACAGTGAAGAGGCGATCAATCTCGAACATGAATTTCAGAAGGTCATCTTCCAACAGGAACAGAACGGTTTTCCGTTTGATACAGAAAAGGCAGCAACTTATTATGGACAGCTTGCTAGTGAACGCTCTGCTCTCGAACTCTCGCTCCAAAAGGTATTTCCTCCTAAAGATCGAGGCAGCTATTTCGTGCCTAAACGAGACAATCGTTCACGAGGCTATACAGCGGGAGTGCCAGTTTGGAGGCCCAAGCTCACTCCGTTCAACCCAGGTTCACGACAAGATATTGCAGAGCGATTAAAGGAGAAATACAACTGGGAACCTACGGAGTTCACTGATAAGGGAGTTCCAAAGGTTGATGAAGACGTGCTGAATCAACTTGATTATCCAGAAGCAAAAGACTTGAGCAGGTTCTTCCTGCTTCAGAAACGGATCGGACAGCTTGCAGAAGGAAACAATGCATGGCTGAAACTGGTTCAGCCGGACGGAAGGATTCATGGACATGTTATTACGAACGGTGCTGTTACTGGTCGCTGTACGCACACTCATCCTAATATGGCTCAGGTTCCTGCCGTTGGAGTTCCGTGGGGTGCGGAGTTTCGTTCTCTTTTTTATGCCCCTGATGGTTGGAGTGTTCTTGGAGCTGATGCTTCTGGACTGGAACTTCGGTGTCTGGCTCATTACATGGCTCGGTACGACGGCGGCGCATATGCCCAAAAGATACTCGAAGGAGACATCCACTGGCACAACGCCCAAGCGTTAGGACTTGTCGGCAAAGACGAGACCAAAGACCCTAATAATGAGCATCACATGTGGGCCAGAAACAAGGTAGCGAAGAGGTTCATCTACGCTTTCATGTATGGCGCAGGTGACGGAAAGCTAGGAGAAATAGTGGGCGGTGACGAGACCAAGGGAGCAGAGTTGAGAAAGACGTTCCTTCGTGCATTGCCCGCTATGAGAATACTAATTGACAAGGTGAAACAAACTGCAAAAGAGCGCGGATACCTGTTAGGTATTGATAAGCGTCGCTTACCTGTGCGTAGTCAGCACAGCGCGTTGAACACTCTTTTGCAGTCAGCAGGTGCGATTGCGATCAAGAAGGCCACATGTATTCTTTGGGATGATCTTCGAGCAGAAGGTCTGAATCAATATGTTCAACAGGTAGCTCATGTTCATGATGAGTACCAATTGTTGGTGAAGAAAGGATATGAGGAAGACGTTGGAAGGATCGCAGTTGATGCTTTTCGACGAGCAGGGGAATATTTCCACTTCCGCATCCCGCTCGACGGAGAGTACAAAGTCGGAAGAAACTGGGCAGAAACACATTGACACATTAGAAAGGTGGAAGCAAATATGATGGTTGACATTAGTAACATTAAACATGCGCTTGATACTGCTCTTAAAGCGGCAGATGAAGCGGCACAGGATTATAACCAGCTCTTGAACGATAACATGAAACAGCAGTTTGAGATTTCCGAACTCAAGACGGAAATCGGTAGACTCGAAGCCCTCTTGGCAGACAAAAAGCCTGAGGGCGAGTGTGGGTGCGATTACAACTGTGAGTGCTGTAAGTGCAGAGGCGAAGCTGAGGATGAACCTGAACCTACCCTGAAAGACCTCTATGAACTTGGGAAATATCTCGTCGATAACGTAGACGAGATCGAGAGCATCCATATTAGAGTCGTTCGTAGCAAAAATGCCGACACCAACGACACCGACGACACTGAATGAAGCGTTGGCCGAAATCGAGGTGTTGAATACGCAGATTACCTATTTGCAAGAGCAGGCGGCGATTGCGTCTGCAATTACAAATAAGGAAATTCCTGATTATTCAACAGTTCTAAACAACATGAACACAGAGCTGGAGACGATTGCAGACAATACTACGCCTCCAGCTCCGTCAACTCCGGCAAGCCCTCCCCCTGCCCCTACTGTCAATACTGGTTATGTAAGTTACTAGAAAGGAGGTAACAAATATGGCTGACCCTGCAACCCTTGACGATGTTGTAGCAAAGCAGGACACGATCATCACCAAGCTCAATCAGCAGAACACCAAGCTCGACGCTGTGAAGACCGCGACCGAAAGCGCTGCTGCTTCTGCTGCCAACGACGTGGAGATCATCGGCGCACCTGGTATTGTTAATACCGGCGTCAACTCTCAGCGCGTCTTCGTCGTTTCACCGTGGCCCCCTGAATCCTAAGTCCTAAAGAAAGGAGGGGCTATCCATGCCCTCTGTTGGTCTCGTTAATGATATGAATTTGTCAGTCAACGACATCGCTGTCTATGCTCGCGTCTGCACCACACCGCTTGATAAATACGTTGGTCCGTTGATTGGGTATTCACCAGAGCAGTACGAAAAGAACGTCAAACTCGTAAAATCCCTCTATAAAAAAGGTCATCTGAGCGTCTTTGAACATGCGCAGATGACCTTTCTTGTTACGTGCAGCCGTGCGTGTTCCTTGCAGCTTGCCCGACATCGGCACATCTCACGAACTGAAATGTCACAGCGCTACGTGAAGTTCCTTGATAACGGGAAAGTACATATTGAAATTCCTCCCGGTCTTACGTTGGAACAGCGGATGAAAGCAGAACATATCATCAAAAACTTGTTTGACGATTACAAAATGCTCGTTGAACAACTCCACATGTTGCCCGAAGATGCCCGCATGATTCTTCCAGAAGCGACGACGACCCGTATGTTCCTCACACTCAACCTTCGAACCCTCCTTGAGCTTCGTGACAAGCGCATGAACAACCCCCACGCTCAGTGGGAGATCAGGGAACTAGTCCGACAGATGTGGAACTGCCTGCCTGATGAGCTGATAGACTGCCTGACCGATGAAAACAACCCTGCTGATTGACGGCGACATCCTTGCCTACCGAGCCGCCGCATCAGCCGAACACGAAATCCGCTGGGACGATAACCTCTGGACGCTGCACAGCGACCTCCGCGACGCCCAGCGGATTTTTTATGAGCAGATGCAGCAAGTCGAAGACGTCCTTCAACACGATCGGGTAATCATCGCCCTTAGTCCTGAGAAGAACTTCCGTTACCGCATCTGGCCGCAGTATAAGGCCAACCGTGCTGATAAGCGTCGCCCCATGTGCCTTGCTGCTCTCAAGGAGTGGATTGAAGATGAGTATGAAACATTCAAGAGGCCGGATATTGAAGCTGACGATGTGCTTGGCATCCTTGCTACCAGTCCTTATATCGTCAAGGGCCGCAAGTGTATCGTCTCCGTTGACAAGGATTTTCGCGGCGTCCCATGCGAATACTACAACCTTAATACAGAGGAACTTGTCGAGATCACAGAACCCCAAGCCGACCAGTGGCACATGCTCCAAACCCTTATGGGCGATGCAGCAGACGGCTACCCCGGCTGTCCCAAGTGCGGCCCCAAAACCGCTGAAAAAATCCTCAATGACGCCCAGACTTACGAGACCATGTGGCCCCTCGTCGTACAGGCGTATGAGAAGCAGGGCCTAGGCGAAGAGTACGCTTTGGTAATGGCGCGATTGGCGCGTATCTGCCGTCGCGGTGACTATGACTTCAAAAAGAAAGAGGTTATTTTATGGACTCCACCAACAAACTCACTAAAGTGATTGCAATTTATGCGAATGGACACGGTGCAGGAAAGAGCACGCTTGCTCGCTTTATTCACGATTATGTGATGCAGTGTACAGATAAACAAGCAGCGATTTATTCATTCACTGAGAACATTAAAGAAGCTGCAACCGAACTTCTTCCTTGGGATGCTGTATATACCCATAAGGATGAACCGCGAGCAGAGCTTGGCGGTAAAACGCCACGTGATCTGTTCATCTTTCTTGGTGAAGGAATCAAGCGTGAGTTCAATCCTCTGTTCTTTGTTGACAAAATCATCCACGATATAAACGAATATGGCAATGATCTGGTGATTATCGATGATCTCCGCTTCCCTGATGAACTTCACCGACTGAGAGAAGAATACGGCTCTAATCTTTGTGTCGTCTATCTCGACGGCCCCGTTGACAGCCCCAATCAGGACCCCAGCACCGAAGGACTGATCGACGAAGGTGCGGCCGATGTTCATATTACTAACATCGGGACACTCGGACAGCTTTACGATAAAGCAGTCTTTATCGTCACGGAGGTGCTTGGAATTGAATGAGTTCGTTAAACAGGTGGCTGAGTTCCAGCGCACCTTTGACCCTGAGAACATTACAGGTGATCGTTCTCGTCTTGAATTTCTCCCGGTAGATAAAGGACAGGCACTTCTTGATCTGCGCGAAACCCTTATCCGTGAGGAAGTATCTGAACTCTCGTTGGCTTTTGAAACGTTGTCTTGGCTGTATGAAAAAGCTCGCGCCCGTCACGAATCCTTGTTTAGATTTCTCAACAAAAGCACTAGCGATAATGTTGTTCGGTGGCATAACGCCAAGAAAGAAGTCGCTGACGCCCTCGGTGACATCCTCGTTGTAACCATCGGCACCGCTCTCGCTTTCGGCCTCGATATCGAAGAGATCATGCGCCGTATCCACGAGAGCAACATGTCCAAGCTCGGCGCTGATGGCAAGCCAATCTACCGCAAAGATGGCAAAGTACTGAAGGGGTCGAACTATCACGCCCCGGAACTGGACGATCTCGTATGAGTCGCCTCAAACTCCACACGCTTGACGATCTCGACAGAGAAGATATTATCGAGAGTTTCAATAAAGCTTACGCGCAGCTAGAGTCTGTCCTCTACAAAGTCGAAGGTAATCCTGATGTCTCTCGTCAGGTAGATGCTCTGTTAGCTGAGGTAGACGCGCTTGC